TTAAAGATATGTGGGATAGAGCAAAAAATGGTGAAAGTGATTTTATACCACTTTTTGTAGGATGGAACGAACTTGATGAATACCAAATGCCATATACAGGATTTGATTTAACAGAAGAAGAAAAGAAGCTAGTTGATATATATGACTTATCACTAGAACAAATAACCTGGAGAAGATGGTGTATAGCAAACAATTGTGGTGGAGATATTAACCTATTCAAACAGGAATATCCATTAACACCAGAAGAAGCATTTTTATTAAGTGGTTCATCAGTATTTGATTTAGAAGCAATAGATGAAAGATTGAAAACAATACCTAGACCAATAAAGACAGGATATTTTACTTATGACTATGATGGATTAACAATATCAAGTATTAAGTGGATCAATGATGATAATGGATTTATAGATATATTTAATGCACCAAATACACCTGAAATGACAAAGTATTGTATAGGTGGAGATACAGCAGGTGAAGGTAGTGACTACTTCATAGGGCAAGTATTAGATGCTAGAACAGGTAAACAAGTAGCACGATTAAGACATCAAATGGATGCAGATTTATACACAAAGCAAATGTATTGCTTAGGTATGTACTATAAAGAAGCTTTAATAGGAATAGAAGCAAACTTTGATAGTTATCCAATAATGGAACTACAAAGATTAGGATACAAGAACCAATATGTAAGAGAACACATGGATACATATACACATAAAATGACAAAGAGTTTTGGATTTAAGACAACAAGTATAACAAGACCAACAATAATATCAGCACTTATCGAAGTTATAAGAGAACATGTTAATTTAATTCAAGATAGATTAACTCTTGAAGAACTAAGAACAATAATTAGGAACGAAAGAGGAAGAATAGAAGCACCAGAAGGTGGGCATGATGATTTGATGATGGCTTTAGCTATTGCTTATCACTTAATGGATAAAGTAGTGTTTGATAAGAGAACAATAATAACACCATCAGCATATAACTTTGAAGGTGAGAAACCAAAACACAAAGATTATGGAGAAAGGATACAAGTAGTATGAGTTTAACTGATGTAGCAATATTAATGCTAATAAATTTACTATCATTTGTAATAGGTGCAAAGATAGGACTAAACGTATCAAAGAAAAAAGATATAACACTTAATCCAGTAAAGATGGTAAGTGAATCTATAGAAACACACAAAGAGAAGAAACAAGCAGATTTAGAAGAACGCAAACTAAAGACAATGCTAGATAACATAGATAACTATGATGGTACAGGATTTGGGCAAAGAAATATACCAAACTAGGAGGTTAAGGGATGGATGAGAAAGAGATAAAAGATACAGAGTTATGGACAATGTATCAAAAACATGTAGACTTTTGTAGGATGAGAGGATACTTCACTGATGTAGATAGATGTAATAACTTCTACAATGGTGACCAATGGGAAGGAATCATACTAGATGGTGTAAGTCCAATAACATTTAACTTTATACAACCAATAGTAAACCATAAAGTAACAAAGATAACACAGAACCTAAGAGCTATAAACTATAGTGCTGATAATGTAGAAGGAACAGAGTTTAGAGCAAAAGCAAAGAAGGTATGTGATTTATTTAACCAAAGAGCAGCAAGAGTATGGGAAAAAGACCAGATGGACACTAAAGTAAAAAGAATTGCTAAACAAGCAGCAATAAATAGTGAATCCATCATGTATACAACTTATGATGAAGAAGATAAGAATCCATCTAATGAAATATTAAATAAACTAGATGTATTCTATGGAAATGAACAAGAACAAAACATACAATTACAACCATACATACTAGCTAAGCAACGTATGAGTGTAGTAGAAGCACGTGAATTAGCAAAGAAATATGGAATAACAGGTGAGAAACTAGACTACTTAGTAGGTGATGATGATACAAGTGATGAAGCTGGAACTGATGCTAAGTATGAAGTAGATCACATGATAACTATCTTAACAAAGTTTTATCGTAAAGATGGGACAATATTCTATAGCAAAGCAGCAAGAAAATTAGTGATATGTGAAGATGAAGATATGGGAACAACTTTATATCCATTTAGTCACATGTTATGGATAGAAAAAGAAGGAAGTGCAAGAGGTGAAGGTGAAGTAAGAACACTAATACCTAACCAAATAGAAGCTAATAAAAATGCACTAAGAAGATTAATAGCAACAAAGAATACAGCATATCCTCAAAAGATAATTGCTAAGGATAAGATAACTAATCCAGAAGCAGTAAATCAAATAGGTGGAACTATTGAAGTAGAAGGTATGGATATAGATGATGTACGTAAAATCTTTAGCAGTACACAACCAGCACAAATGAGTAGTGATGCTGAAAAGATACAAATGGAATTAATAAGTACAACAAGAGAATTAAGAAATGCAAGTGAAACAGCAACAGGGCAAATTAATCCAGAAGATGCAAGTGGTAGAGCAATATTAGCAGTACAACAAGCAGCAGAACAACCATTAGCTGACCAAAACCAAAACCTAAATACAATGTTAGAAGATTTAGCTAGAATTTGGATGGATATGTGGAAAGCACATAACAAAAAAGATGGTATGAAACTAGAGAACGTGGAAACTAATCCACAAACAAATGAAGATACAATAACAATAGAGAAAGTACCAGCAACAACATTAGACAAGCTAAAAACAAGTGTAAAGATAGATATAACACCAAAAGGTGCTTTTGATAAATATGCACAAGAAAGAAGTTTAGAGAACTTATCACAAACACAACAATTTATGGATACAAATTGGTTAGAGGATTATGTAAGTTTACTAGACAATGATGCAGTAATGCCAAAGATGAAGTTGCAAGAGTTAATAGACAAGAGAAAGAAAGCACAGCAACAGATAAGAGCAATTCAAGCAGCAGGAAGCATAATGCAATCACAAGTACAACAAATGATGAATACAGGAAGAATAGTGCCAAGAGAAATGAATCAAATGATGCAACCACAGGAACAACCTTTATTATAAACCTATCAAATGTGCTACTTGTTGGTAGCACCAGGAACGAGATTTACCATATAGGGGCTTTTTCATTAAGTCACCTCCTTTCTGGTGGTGCTAATAAGTACTAGAGAAACAAACTCTTTAAATGGGATAGTCATAAAGACTTTAAAAGGAGAATTAAATGGAAGAAGAAATGTTAGAACAGACTAACGAACCAGTTGAAGAAACTGAACAAGTTGAAACTACTGAAACAATAGTAGAGGAAACTAATAACGAACCTACATATACAGAAAGTCAAATGCAAGAAAGAATAAATAGTGCAGTTGAAAAACGTATAGCAAGGGAACGTAAAAAACTAGATAGAGAATACAAAGAATCTTTATCTAAATACCAGGAACTAGCTTATTTAACTCAACAAGGACTTAAAGCAGATAGCTTAGAAGATACTTTAGAGAAGTCAAGAGAGTTTTATGGAAAACAAGGTATAACATATATACCAACAAATGATGATGATGCTATTGTAGGTAAAGCTTATGCAGAAGAAATCATTAGTGAAGCAGATAGTCTAAAAGAACTAGAGGATACAGCTAATAGATTAAGAAACAAAAGCAATATCACAAATAGGGAGAAAATCATTTTAGACAATTTAGATAGTGAAATCTTTACAAAAAAGAGAATCACTGAACTAGAAGGATATGGTGTAAAAGAAGAAGAATATAACTCAAAGGAATTTAAAGACTTTGCAAGTAAATTCACAAAAGAAACACCTATCACAGATGTATACGAGATATACAAGAAGAATAATGATGTAAAACCATTATCTAATCCTGGAAGTATGAAAAGTGTACCAGGAAAAGAAAAGGTGGATTATCTAACACCTGAACAAGTAGATAAAATGTCACCTGATGAGGTGGAGAAAAATTTAGATTTAATAAGAGAGTCAATGTATAAATGGAAATAACTCTCTTATAGAACAAAGGAGAGGAATATTAAAATGAAATTACAAAGATTTGCAGGTAACTTTAAACCTACATTTTGGTCAAAATATATTCAAACTGAACTTGCAAAAGAATTAGTAATTGCAAATTGGTGTGATTATAAATTTGATGGAGAAATTAAACAAGGAGAAAGAGTAAAAATCGTTGGTGCAGTAAGACCTACTATTGGAACTTATGTACCTGGAACAGATATTAATATTGAGCATTTAGCAGATAATGCACAATATCTTGATATTGATTATGCTGATTATTTTGCATTTGAAGTAGATGATGTAGATAAAGCACAAAGTATGCCAGGATATTTAGATGCACAATTTGATGAAGCTAAGAAAGCATTAGCTGAAAAAGAAGATCATACACTAGCAGAAGTTGCTGCTAAAGGTGCATTAACTAGCATGACTTCTAGTTCATTAGATATAAGTGCTGCTACAAGTCCACTTGATTCAATAGATGCTGGATTATTAAAACTATATCAAAATAATGTACCAGCTACAGAAGAATTAGCTGCTGACTTAAATGCAGAACATATCGTTTTAATTAGAAGTAAATTAGCTAGTTTATTCACTGATAACGTAGAGTACATTAAAAAGGGTGCTATTGGTAAATACAATAATGTATTACTAAGATTAACTAATAACCTATACAACAATGGAACTGATGATATGGAACTTGTAAGAACAAGAAAAGCAGTTGCAGTTGTAAACTCTATTGATAAAGTAGAAACTTGCAGAAAAGAAAAAGGATTTGCAAATATCATTAAAGGACTTAATGTATATGGTGCTAAGGTTGTAAGACCAGAAGAACTATATGTAATTAAGGTTCACTAATTGGAGGTGTAAAGATGAGATTACAAAGATTTGCTGTTGCTACTGGTAAAGTAGTAAAGATGAGAAATGAGATTAAATCACTTGAAACTGATTTAACAGCTATGACTTCTGATGGAATTAAATTTGATGTAAAGAATCTATCAAATGAAAGAGCATACATCATTTTTAAGAACACAGGAAGTGCTGCTAAAGATGTAAAAGTATTAAAACCAACAAATGGTGGATATGCTGCTACTGATGCAGACTTAACATTAAGTTTAGCTGTAGGTGTAGGTGCTGCATGGGTAGAAACTGCTAAATATGCTAACCAAGATGGTACTATCGTATGTACTGGTGGTACTGATGTTAAAGCAGTAGTAATTTATAACTAAGAGAGAGTAGAGATACTCTCTTTTATTATGTTTATAACTAAGTTGTAGATGTAATGAAGGAGAATATTATGACAACCATAGAGATTGGAGAAGATCATATCCACGTATTTGGACACTCTGGATATGCTGAAAGTGGACACGATATTGTATGTAGTGCAATAAGTGTACTAACTGAATCACTAGATAGATACCTAAGAAGAACAGAAAACCAGGTAGAAACGATAGAAAGTGATGGAGAATACACAATATACTTAAACCACCTAAACGATACAGGAGGGGCAATTATAAACGAATATATAAGGATGATAGATGAGATATCAAAAGATTATCCAAACAATGTAAGGAGGACTAATGGAAAAACTAGAAAAGCTTGAAAAGTATGTAAGAGTACCAGATACAAACTTCTATGGTGCTTATTTTTATGATGGAATAGATAGGGAATTACATAATGAAACAATAAATGATGGTGAATACACATTAACAATAAAAGATATAGTAGAAAATGGAATATTTAAGAAGCATAAAATCCTAACTAATGATAAAGGATTGAAAGAAGAATCATTTGTAGAATATCCATTAAAAGATAATGAAATGCTAATATATATTGAAAACATGGGATTTGAAAAGACAAAGACACCAATGATAACGATAGATGAAGCAATAGATAGATATAAACTACTAGATACAAAGTATATGGAGGTAGAAGATGACACTAAGAGAGATGATTGATAGAGTTTACTCATTAATAGAAGAAGTAAATCCAGATAGTGATTACTTAACTGATGATGTAGACTATAGAGAAAAAATATGCTATGTAACAGACCAAATAAATCACGAATTAGCACGTATTAAAAGAATAGCAGCACAGGATACAACAAAAGTAAAAGAAAATGATGAAGTAAATCTATATAAAGAATACAAAGAGTTTTATAGATTAAAATCAATAAGTGGTGTTAAGTATGAGTTATTTGAGAATATAGTAACATTTAAAGAAGATGGAGAAGCAACAATAAGATACTATAAATATCCAAAGAAAATAGATAAAGAAACTGATTGGGGAACATATACTTTTGAGAACTCAATGGATGTACTTGAGATAATGCCTTTTGGAATAGCAGCTGACTTATTAAAGAGTGATGTATCAAGCCAATATGGAAGAATCTATGAGCAAAGATATCAACAAGCATTACAAATGTTAGATATTAAATCTAATGAAGGAAGTGTAACGATAGTAGGTGGTATAAATGTCTAGTACATATACAGGATTAGCTGCTGGTTCACTTAAAAGAGCAGTGTATAGTAATTTTAGAGGTGTAGACTTTTCTGGTGGAGAAGTAGACAACTCAAGAAGTCCAGATGCTTTAAATATGTGGAAGAATTATGCACATTTAGGAAAACTAATTGAAACAAGACCAAAGATATCACAGCAAGAAGTATTTGATGGTGATGTTTTTGGTCAATTTTTTTATGAAGAAAATAGAGTAAAACATTTAATAGTACATAGTGGGGTAAAGCTATATGACTATAACCTAGAAACACAAACACAAACAATAATAAAAGCAAGTGGTATGAAACCTGCTAGAAGTGTAGGATTTGTATTTAATAACATTTTATATATCAAAGATGGATTAGGATATTACCAATATGATGGTGTAACACTAAGTGAAGTAGTAGGATATATACCAAACATAGCAATACACAATATGATAAGTGGTAAAACTGAAATGGTACAAGAAGCAAATCTATTAACTGATTGGGTAAAAGAACAATACATACCAGATGGAACTAAGAAAGACTTTTATCTATCACAAAAAGAAATAGATAATGGATTAGAAGTATGGGATATAACAAACGTAAATCCAGTACAAATAACAACAGGATTCACTGTTGATTCAGTAAATGGAATAGTAACATTTGATGAAGCACCAGCTGAAAGCTATCAAGCAACAATAGAGTTTAAATATAAGAAAACAAGTGATGGTAGAGAAACAGCAGATAAATGTAAATTAGCATGTGTATTTGATAATAGAGTGTTTATGAGTGGCAATGAAAACCATCCAAACCTATTAATATGGACAGGATTAAATAATCCAACATATATAGCAAATACAAGCTATACAGCTTTAGGAAATGATATAGCTAATGTAAAAGCATTAGTACCTGGAAATAATGCACTATGGTCATTTAAAGAGCCATCACACTCAAATACAACAATATTTTATAGTGTGCCTTATGAAGTGTATGATGCTAAACTTGACCAAACAATAAAGACTTATTCAACATCTCACTCAAGTATTTCAACTGGATGTAAATACTCTGGAATAAACTTTAATGATGATATTGTATTTTTAAGTGAACAAGGATTAGAAGGAATATCAAGCAACATAACTACAGAACAAGTAATAGCACATAGAAGTAGTTTAGTAGATGCTAAAATGTTAAAAAGTTCTGGTGAGCCAGTATTAATAGAGTGGATGGGATATTTATTAATATGCTTTGGGAATAAGATATTCTTAGCAGATTCAAGACAAAAAGTAGGAAACAATGACCACATGGAATATGAGTGGTTCTATTGGGAAACAGGAGAAAACAACATAGAAAGTGCAATAGTAATAGATAATGTTTTGTATTTAGGTACATCAGAAGGCAAAATACTTAAATTAGAACAAGGAGAGTATGGATTAGTAGATAGTTATTGGTGTACTAAACAAGATGATTTAGGATATCCACAACTTTTAAAAACAACAAATAAAAAAGGATTCAAGATAAATGTAGAGAATTTATTTGAAAACTATAATACAGATATAAAAATAGAAACTAGATTAGATAATAATGATTTTGAAGAACTAGCAACTTTAATAAATACAAAAGGATATGTAGTAACAAAGATTAAAAAGAAAAAGTGGACTACATTACAATTAAAATTTTCAAGTACTATACCATTTGGTATATATGAAGCAACTTTAGAAGCATATATAGGTTCTTATGTAAAGAGAAGTTAGGAGGTAAATATGAGAATACAGAGATTTGCAAGTATTTATGATGATATGATAACTGGTTATAGCAAAAATATAGAAGAAACAAATACACGTATTGCACAGCAAGAAGCTGAACGTGACCAACTTATTAATGACTATAATAATCAATATCAAAATCAATTAAATGAATATCAAACCTTGCAAGACCAACAAGCAGCAAATATAGACCAATGGGCAGAAACTCAAAGGGAACAGCAACAAAGACAAACTGATTACAATATAGGATTAATAAATCAAAACAAAGAAGCAGTAGCAAAACAAACTAAAGCAGAACAAGCAAATGCTTATATAGATTATCAAAAAGGATTAAATGAATTTGGTGGTAGTAGTGAAGAACTAGCATCACGTGGTGTAGCAGGAACAGGATTTGCAAAGAATCAAGATATAGCTATGAATATTACATATCAAAATAGAGTAGCTAGTGCAAATGCAGCACTACAAAAAGCAAATACTGATTATGATAATCAAATACAACAAGCACTTTTAAGTAATGATGCTAATTTAGCACAACTAGCATATCAAACAATGACACAAAAATATCAATTAGCATTACAAGGATTTGAATATCGTAGTGATTTATGGAATCAAAAACTTGCTTATGAAACACAAACAAGAGATACATACTTTGGAAGAATTAATAATTATCAAACACTTATTAAGAACTATCAAGATAATATTAATGCAGCTAAGAAAGCTGACCAAGAACAAAAGAACTGGGAAGCAGAACTTGCAGAAAAGCAAAGACAATACAACCTTAACCTTGCAGAAGAACAAAGACAATTTAATGCGCAAATGGCAAGGTCATACTCAAGTGGTGGAGGTAGTTCAAGGTCTTATTCATCAGGTAGCAGTTCTGGTGGTTCTAGTATGGGAGGATACACTAATGGTGGTGGACAACAAATACAAACTAACTACTATAGTGGTGCTATTAATCCAGATACTAAGTATGGTACTTTTGGAACTAAAGATAAAAATGGTGTAGCATATCAACCTAACAATGTAGGTGGAAATAAACTAAGTTCTAGTGGTATGAAAGTAAGCAGTGTATTTGGAACAGGAAATACTGGTAGAACAGGTGCTAACATAGATAATCAAACAATATGGAAAACATCTAATAATAAATACTATATTTGGGATGGTTCTCAAAATAGTTATGTAGATGTAACAAGTGATGTAAAATCATACGACAACTCTGGTAAACCTAAGACAAGTGGTGGAGGTAGACATTTTTAGGAGGTCACAATGGCTATTAATTTAGGAGAATTAAATGATAGAAATAAAAAGCAGCAACAAGAGTTATATAATCAACACTACAATAATGTAGGTGGATTAAACCTAAGAAGGAAAAGTAGTCTTGATGAAGAACGTAGAAGAAGGGAAGAAGAAGAAAGATTAAGAAAGCAACAAGAAGAACAAAACTCTTTTTTCAAAGGTGGTGATAGCAACTTTGGTGTAGGTATGGCTGCATCTAGTGGAGATTTCTTATTAGATGTAGGTCAAGGATTCTTTAGAACACTTGAAGGTGTATCAGACTTTTTGCAATATTCTGCAAGTGATTCACAAAAGAAGGGAAGTAAAGTACTTGAAAGTATATTTGGTAAAAATGCAGTAAGTGATTTTTATGGAGGTATGAGTGACTTCTTTAAAGAAAATGCTAAGTTTGATTCAACAGGATCTCTATTTGGAACAAATGAAAATGCACAAGACACATTATTTGGTAATGAGTGGAGGCAAAATATCGACCAATCATCTTATTTAGGTGGTATGGGTGACCAAATAGGAGAAGGAATAGGAAACATAGGTGCTATGGCTGCTATGAGTGCAGTAGGTGCTTCAGGTCTAGGGGCAGCAGGAATAGGTGTAACAGAAGCAGGAACACTAACTACTGGTGGTAAGTTATTACTAAGTGGTGGTAATAGTTATATAAGTGCTTATGGTAATGCAAGAAGTGAAGCATATAAAAATGGTGCTAGTGATGATGAAGCTAATAGATATGCTATTATAAATGGACTAGCAGAAGCAGTAAGTGAACAATTCTTTGATTCAATGCCAGGAATATCAAGTGCAGGATTTGCTGAAAAGATAGGTATTAAAGACTTCTTAGCAAATAAGATTAAAAGTGGTGTAGGAAGCAACACAGCAAAGGTATTTTTAAAACTTGTAGGTGGATTTGAAGAAGGTGCAGAAGAAATGATATCTAATGCTTTAGTAGCAGTAGGTCAAGATATAATGCACTCTTTAGATGAGAACTATACTTATGGTATGGATAATTTAACAGGAAACGTAGTAGAAGATTTTAAAAACAATTTTGTAAGTGAAGATAGTTTAAAATCATTTATAAGTGCTGGATTTACTTCTGTGTTATTAGGTGCAGGTGGAGATATCTTAACAACAGCACAAACTAATCAAGTAATAAATGCTTTTGCAAAAGACAATAATATGTCATTTAAAGAAGCTAAAGCATTATTAAGTGGTGAGAACCTTAACCAAGCACAACAACAAGTACAACGTGAAGATAATGGTAACATAAGTAACCAAGTAGAACTAGAAGATGCTGCTAAACAACGTATAATCAATTATATGAAAGCAAACAAAGGAAAAGGTATAGAATCACGTATAGAAGCATTAGTGCAAAATGAAGCACAAAAGAAGGGTATAGAATACACACCACAACAGCTAAAAGAAGAAGCTGATAAGATACGTGCTGAACTAATAGACCAAACTAATAGTCCAGATAGATACATGAACTTTGTGCAAACTGATAAAGAAACAAATAATGAACTTGCTGAATCATTTAGAAAAGCAGGTGTAAACAATTCAAAACAAGCACATGAGATGTATAACTTTGTATCTAAATTACAAGAGTCTAATAAGAACCTTAAATATGAAGTAGTAAATAATAAAATACTAAAAGAGATGGGGCAAAGTGTAGAAGGTGCAACAATAAATGGATTTAATCAAGATGGAACTATTTATATTAATATGGATGCTAAAAATCCATACCAAGCAGTTGCATATCACGAGATAGCACACTCAATAAAAGATACATCACCAGAGTTATACAACGAACTTAAAAACTTAGTATTTGAACTAAAAGGGAAAGAAGGACTAGAACAATATCGTAAACTATATAAAGTAAATGATAATGAACTAGCAAGTGATTTAACAGAAAATGTAGAAGATGAGTTTATAAATGACCAATTAGGTGAAATACTAAATGATGATAACTTTATTAATAAAATAGATAATAGAAACATAATACAAAAACTAATAGATGAAATAAAACGAGTAGTAAAATATATGACATCTAGTAAAGACCAAAAAGCATTAATGAAAACACAACAAAGACTAGAAGAAATATATAAACAAGGATTAAGTGAAGCAGAATCTAAAGAAGGTACTGCTTTTTCTTTGCAAGAAGGACTAGAAGCACAAGGAACTAAGATATTTGAACAAGCAGAAGCAGATTATCAAGCAGCAAGACAAAACATACTAGACTACTTAGAAGAAAACAACATAGAGAATCCTACTAAACAAGATATGATGGATGCTTATGGATGGTATGATGAGTATGATGCAACTAATGATTTAACTGAATTACAAAGAGCTGAAAGAATATACAATGAAGCTGCTGATGAGTTATTAAAAGAAATGGGTAAACAACCTAGATATTCTTTAAGTGTACAGGAAGCTGATACTAAAACTGATAACACAGGAAAAGAGTTAAGCAAGGGGCAACAAGAATACTTTAAAAATAGTAAGATAACTGATGAAAATGGAAACTTAATTGAGGTATTTCATACAACAACTGAATATACACATCAATTTAATGAATTTAATCCAGTAGGAACACCATTATATAGATATGGCAATACAGCAGTAAACTTTTTCACAGATTCACAAGAGATGAGTAATAGCTATGGTTATAATATGGTAACACCTGATACAACTAGAATTGAATCAATGGAAGATTTATCTAAACAATTAGGTGATAGGTATAGAGTAGAAGAAAACAATGGTAAATATGAGTTATTTGATTCTAATGATGAAAAGCAACTAGATAGCTACAAAGATTTAATGAAAATATTTAATCAAGAGGAACAAGATATACTTAATAAAACATTTAACAAATCAAGAAGTGAAGTTAGAGAACTATTAAACAATGATGAAGAACAATTTGATTTTTATGATAAAACAAGAACAAAGTTCTTAAATATGTTGAGTCATTATAACAAATATAAAGGATTAGATTTAACAGGATCAAATATGACTATTGATAAAATAGTAGATAACTATTTAAGAAATGAAAAACTAGAACCAATAACAACATTTAATAGTCAAGAAGATTTATTTAAAAATGCAATTAAGTATGTATCACCTTATGAGCATTATCAATACAATGGATATGTAAATATAACTAATCCATATATTGTTGATGCTAAAGGAACTAATTGGAATAAAATTCAAGTAGAAAACATAGATGAACTAAAACAGCAAATAAAAGATAAATGGGATGTACCTGAAAGGCAACTAGATAAACTTGAAGGTGACACATTGAAAGAACTTAACAAAGATTTAACTAAATTAGGATATCAAATAAGACCAGATGATTTAGGTGATTTAGGAATCTTTACTAATGACAGCCAACTTGCTATTGATGTAATAAATGTCAATGATGTTATGCAAGAGATAAGAGAAGATTTAGATAGTGATTTAAAAACACCTATATCTACTAACGATATAGTTTTTCAAGCTTTAGCAGAAAATGAAGCAGGTGCTAACTATGATGGTGTAATAATTCAAAATGTTATAGATTATGGAGAAAACTCAAGAAATCCAGATATACCAAATAATGTATATGTAACATTTGATAGCAACCAATTTAAAGCAGCTGATAACTTAAATCCAACATCTAACAAAGATATACGTTATAGCTTATCAACAAATGAAGATACAGAACTAAATGAATTAAGCAAAGGTCAAATGGACTACTTTAAGAATACTAAAGCAGTAGATAAAAATGGATATCTTGAGATTGTATATCATGGTACACCACATGACTTTACTATATTTGATATAACTAAAGCTGGAGAAACAGGATTAGTTTATGGAAATGGATTCTATTTTACTAACTCAAGAGGAACAGCAAGAGGATTCACAGAAGGTGGTATGTATGGAGATACTGATGAGCAAATAAAAGAAGGATATGTAAACATAGAAAAACCAGCAAGTTATGATGAAAAAACAATGACTTATGATGAATTTAAAGCATTGTATGAAGCATTAAATAAAAATCCTAACATGTATGATGAAGAAATGGGTATGTCTAATATAGATGCTTTATTAAGTGATTATGGAGATATATATAGTGACAAAGATAGTGTAATAAGGAACTTCTATAATTCTTACGATACAGATGTAAATTTAATAGACAATTTATCATATATAGGTAATCCAACAGAGTTTTATAAAGTATTAAGAGATACAACAGGATATGATGGTGTAATAATAGATAATCCAAATAGTTATGATTCATTTGAAAGATATTTTATAGCATACAATCCAGACCAATTTAAACTTGCATCTAATAAGAATCCTACAAGTGATGTAGATATGAGATTTAGCTTAGCAAGAGATGAACAACAATCACAAAATAGTCTATTAAAAGTAATAGAATCCTATGATGATTATCTAAAGACATTACCTAGTTATCAAAGACTACAAGAAAGACAAGAAGGAACACCACTAAGTAATTACACAGATGAAAGTCATGGAATATTAACTAAAGAAGATTATAAAAACAAAAAGATAGAGTTATTTGATAAGCAAGTAGAAAAAGCAGACAACAAGATGGAAGAACAAGCTAAGAGATTTGCTAGAGAGAACCTTGAATTAACTAGGAAAGCACGTGAACAATTACAAACAATAATAGATAAGTATAAAGGTCAATCAAGAGAATCAATCTTTAATAGTAATGCTAAAGAAGAAATAAGAGAGTTTGTAAGAAATAACTCAAGACAAGAGTTTGTAGAAGAAATAATAGATGAAGAAACAAGAGATTTACAAAAAGCAATAAGAAATACAGAACTTGTTATAAGTAAAGAAAATGGTGGAGAGTTTGCTGATGGAATAACAGCATTTAAAAAGAATAATCCAGGATTAAAGATAAAGTATGGTAAGCAAAACATAGATAGTGTTTACCAGGAATTACAAGAACAATTCCCAGGTATGCTAGAAAGTGATGTAAACGATAAAGATATACCATTTATCTTAGCTGATGTATTAAAGAAATCTTATAGGCATTTTGATAACTCTAATGTACAAGTATTTGAATTAAACGATAGTGAAATAGATAATATAGCAAATAAAATCTATAAAGGATTAACAAACAATGCTATAAGTGATGAACAACTAGAATCCTTAACAAAGGAGATAAGTCAAAAAGTAGAAGATAAATATGCACGTGCTATGGCAACTGAAAAATATAGAGAAATAGCACGTAACACAATAGATTTAACTGATATCAAAGATAAGAAACGTGGAATCCAGTACAAAGTAAACACTATGAAACGTAACCTACGTGACATAATGAGTAAGGAACAAGCACAACTTTGGTATGATACATACTTTAAACCTATAACTATTCACAATGCACAAAGTGAAATAGATAAACAAGATTATGTAGAACGTATACAAAAATACAATCTAAACAATGCAGAATCAACTTATACACAAATGTTAGGAGAGTTAAAGTATAATCCAGAAACTAACTTAACAAGTGATCAAGTAAATACGTATGCTGAAACACATAATGTTGATAAACAAAAGTGTACAGAAGCAGTAGAAGAATTTAGAAACATCTATGATGAACTAATAGGTAGAGTAAATGAAGCTTTAAAAGCAAATGGATATAAAGAGATTGATTATCGTAAAGGATATTTTCCTCACTTTATAGAAGATAAACCTAACTCAATAATAGGTAAGTTTGCTGATAAGTTTGGATGGAATATACAAAAAGGAACTTTACCTACAGATATAGCAGGATTAACTGATGGATTTAAACCAGGTAAAGCATGGACATCATTTAGCCAACAAAGAACTGGAGATAATACTGATTATAATGCTTTAAAAGGTATGGATAACTATTTAAGAGGTGCTATGGACTTAATCTATCACACAGAAGATATCCAAAAGTTAAGAGCATTAGAAAATGAAATAAGATACCAGTATTCAAGTGATGGTGTAAAAGCACAAATAGATGAGATATATGCTAACCAGGAATTAAGTGCAGAAGAAAAAGCACAACAAATAGCATTATTAACAGACAACGTAAGAGATAATCCATTAGGTAACTTAGTAACAGAATTAAGAGATTATACAAATGGACTAGCAAATAAAAAATCCATCCTAGATAGAGGTATGGAACAAGCATTAGGTAGAGATTGGTACTCTATAATGAATAACATCAATGGTAGAGTAAGTGCAAACATGGTAGGTGCTAATTTAAGTAGTGCTATGACAAACTTTATACCAATAACTCAAGCCTGGTCACAAGTAAGTACTAAGAACTTAATGAGAGGTATGTATGAATCAATTAAGAATACATTAAAAAATGATGGATTTGACCAGAACTCTGTATACTTAACTAATCGTACACAACAAGCTGATACATTATATAAAACTACTTTAGATAAAGTAAATCAAAAGTTAGGATTATTATTTGAAGGAATAGACTCATTTACATCTAACACAATAGTACGTGCTAAGTATTATGAAAACTTAGATAAAGGTATGAGTGAACAAAGTGCTATAGAAAATGCCGATGAATTTGCAAAAGATGTAATGGCTGGAAGATCTAAAGGTGACCAACCAACAATATTCAATACAAAGAATCCTTTATATAAGATGTTTACTGCATTTCAACTTGAAGTAAATAACCAATATGGATATATGTTTAAAGATATACCTGCTGATTTAGGTGATGAAGGTAAAGATAAACTAGCTATGGCATTTATGAAAATGTTTATAGGTGCATGGCTATATAACATGATTACTGAAAAAATAACTGGTAGAAAAGCAGCATTTAGTCCAATAGACATGGCAGTAGATGAATACAAAATAGCAACAAGTGACCAAGACTTCTCAACAAAGGTACAAAATATAGCAAAAGATGTAGCACAAGAAACACCTTTCTTAGGTGGTATTATGGGTGGAGGTAGATTACCACTACAAAGTGCAATACCTTATGAAAATCCACTTGATATGGTGACTAAGACATTTGAAAACATAGGAAAAGCATTAGGTGATGATGAAGATAAAAAGAAAACAGCAATAAATAGTCTTAAAAAAGAGTGGTTAAAACCAGTATATTATATAGCTTTACCATTTGCAGGAGGGCAAATTAAAAAGAGTGTAGAAGGTATGGCTATGTATAATGAGAATTTACCAGTAGCAGGAAGTTATACAGATGCAGGTAAATTGAGATTTGAAGCTGATACATCACCACAAGGTAGACTACAAGCATTATTATTTGGACAATATGCTAGTGAAAATGCACGAGAGTATTTTGATAAAGGATATACACCATTAACTGAAAAACAAATAAATGAAGCATTAGATGCTAATTTACCAATAGGTGAATATAGAGAAGTTAAAAAGGGATTAACTAAAGTAGCAAATGAAGCAAAAGAAAATAACGAATCTCAAGCAGAAGCTAAAACAAACTATATTTATAATTTGCCTTTAAGTGATGAACAAAAGAACGTACTTATAAACAATACTTTAAATCGTAAGGAAGATATAGACTTAACAAACTATGGAGATTATGGAAGTTTAGAAGAATTTGATTATGCAACAAAGAATCCTACTAAATATAAAACAATAACACAAATAACTGATTATGATACATATCAAACATATAAAGAAGATATTGCAGCAATTAAGGAAAAGTATTCAACAACTGATGAACGTAAGAGTGCAGTATTTAATTACATAAATAATCTTAATCTTAATATGTATCAAAAACTAATGTTACAAAAAATGGCAGCAGGATACTCAATAAAGACATATAAAAGAGATATGCAAAATTACATAGAAAGTCTACAAATGACAGCAGAAGAAAAGCAACAAATAGATAATGAGCTATTTAGTTAGGAGGTATATATGAGTGGACTAGGACAAATGGTAGATACAACAAAGGTAAGAACAGCAGAAGATGTAGAACGTAAATTTAGCTTAGAGAAAATAACAAGGAACTTTGAAGTAGTTGATAATCAAATAGTAAATATACAAGCAGATTTGGATAACTTTACTGATGTAGTTTTACCAGATATGCAAGAGCAAATAGATGGGAAGGTTGAAACTTGGTATTATGAGGGAGAACCTTCCCTTCTTAATTTACCTGCAAGTGCGTGGACAACTGATGATGAAAAAGATAAACATATAGGAGATTTATACTATGACCAATCAACTGGATATAGTTATATATTTCAAAAAGAAAGTGGTCTGTATGTATGGGATGATAAACCTGATTCAAGTACACGTGAAGCTTTATCAATAGCAAATGATGCTTATGACACAGCAGATTCAAAACGTACAACATACACAGAACAACCTACACCACCATATTCAAATGGTGATTTATGGGTACAAGGTGCTAATGGAGATATATTAGTATGTCAAGTAAGTAGAACAGAAGGAAGCTTTGATAGTGAGGATTGGATACCAGCATCAAAATACACAGATAATACAATGGCAGAAGCAATAGTAGATGAAATGGGTGGAACTGAAACAACTATTTTAAGTGGACAAGTAATACGTGAAATGGCTAACTATACAAAGTTCACAGACTTAGCAACTGGAGGTTCATCAATAATAAGTGGTGACAATATTACTACAGGAAATATAAAGAGTGCTAACTTTGTACAAGATGTATCTGGAACTAAGATAGACTTAACTAATGGTAAGATAACAACACCTTATGTAGATTTAGATGATGGTGGATTCAAAGCTAAAGGAAAAGATGGAGAATACATCAAGATCAATACTCAAGTAGGATTTAGTGGTTATGATAAAAATGATGATAGAACATACTGGGGAGATAGTACTGGATTTCATGCAAAGAAAATGGAAGCAGAAGAAGAAATTGACCTAGTTAAAAAATGTGCTATTTTACCAATAACACGATATGATGCACAAGATAATGTAATTAATGATGGAATAGCATTTATAGGAATAATATAGGAGGATTGTATGAGTAAGACATTAACAACATCATGGCAATTAATAAAAAGTACAACACCATATACAGGATTTACAATCGCAGTATATGCTAAGTATTCATCACAAAGTGTATCCGGTAACTCAAGTAACGTAGATGTAGAAGAACGTATTATTTGTGCTAGTGGGACAGCAGTTCATTGTTATACACATAATTGTAATTTTACAGGTAATAAGTTTGATAAGAGTGATTCTAAAGGTTCATACTATCATGGATGGGAATCTAACACTACAACAACGATATTAAGTGATAGCAAGACTTTATCACATGATGCTAATGGTGATTTATCATTTACATTAGGTGCTAAGTTTAGCTGTAGTGCAGGTGTTAGTGGTGATACAGGTACTGAAACTTGCGTATTACCTCATATCAACAGAAGAAGTGATTTTAGTTTATCTAAGACAACGTTTGATATAGGAGAAACAATCCAGGCAACAATAACTCAGTATGTAAACGCATATCACCAGAATCTATACATTGTAATAGGTGGTAATGATGTACTAATTCAATCAAGTGCAACAGGTACTATTGATATAGAAACAAATCTACTAGCAAATACAATATATCAACAGATACCAAATGCTAACTATTATGAAAGCAACTTTAAATTAGTAACATTAGACTCTAGCAACAATGTAATAGGAACTAAGACAATAGGATTTAGAGCAAACGTAGTTGATAGTAATCCAACATTTAATGTAGCTTATCAAGACACAAATGCAACAACAACAGCAGTAACACAAGACAATCAACAGATAATTCAAAATAAGTCTACATTACAAATTAACATAACAGGTGCTAGTGTAACTCATTATGCTGGTAGTCTAACAAGTGCAAGTGTAACTATAAATAATCAAGTAACTACAATACTATTATCTGGAACAACTAATGTATCAGCAGATATCAATATAGGAACATTAAACTTATCACAAAATACAAATGCTATAGTAAGAGTAACTGATTCACGTGGTAACTATTTAGAAAAGACTATTACAATACTTGTACTTCCTTATGAGTCACCTAGTGCAATAGTCACACTTAAACGTAAATTAAACTACTATACACAAACTGATATCAACGTAGATGCTAATTATTCATCACTAGATGGCAATAACACCATCAACATAACATATCGTATTAAAAAGACAACTGATACAACGTGGGGCAATTATGCAACTCTACAGGACAATGTACCATCACAATTTAATGCAGATAATAATTATGCTTGGGATGTACAAGTATTAATACAAGATGCTTTAGAAACAAAAGTAATAAGTGATGTAGTAGGAACAGGTAATCCAGCATTATATGTAGATGTACTTAAAAATTCTGTAGGTATAAATTGCTTCCCTACACAGCCAGAATCATTAGAAATAAGTGGTAAGACAATATTTGATTTAATCTATCCAATAGGTTCTATTTATATAAGTGTAAATTCAACGAATCCAGGTACATTATTTGGTGGAACATGGGTAGAATTTGCAAAAGGTAGAACACTTGTAGGTGTAGATGCAAATGATATTGACTTTAGCACAGCAGAAGCAACAGGTGGTAGTAAAGAAATGCAAGAACATACACATACAATGAATAGTGGTGGAACACATAGCCATAATGCACACTTTAGAGAACAATATTATGGTGGTTCATCAGGTAATGCTTATGACTTTGCAAGAGATGCAAATGCTTCATATCAATATGACAAGTTATTAATAAACAACACAGGTTCACATACACATACAATCAATAATGCTGGAACAGGTAATAGTGGTAACCTACAACCATACATAAATGTATATATGTTTAAACGAATAAGTTAGGAGGAATATATGTTTAAAATTGATAAGGAATTTAAAATACACTGCTCAAGAGGGGATGCAGGAACAATAACATTAAAAATACCATATATCGACAACAATGGATATTTAAAATATGAAGATGGTAGTGAAAATGTATATTGGTATGATGTGGCAAGAAAGAAACTTTATGATGAGGATTATGAAGAATCAAGTGTAGACTTAAGTACTCTCACACTACAATATTATCAATTTCAAGTAGGTGATGTAATAAGATTCAACATCTATGAGAAAAAAGGATATGACCAATTACCTATAACAAGTAAGGATATAACAATAGCATCAGCAACAGATGAGTGTATGATACCTTTATATGAAGCTGATACAACAATAGGAGAGATAGAAAATAAACCAGTAACATATTGGTATGACATTACTCTAAATGAAGATATGACAATAGTATGTTATAACGAAGATGGTGCTCAAGAGTTTATCTTATATCCAGCAAAAGGAGATGAAGAATAATGGAAGGACAAATTAGTGCAGGAGGACTTATCGTAGGAGGTATGATAGGTCAAAGAGGTGCACCAGGTAATGGAATAGTAGGAATAGAAAAAACTGGTGAATCAGGATTAATAGACACGTATACAATTACTTATACAAATGGTACTACAGATACAATACAAGTAACTAATGGTGCTAAAGGAGATAAGGGAGATAAAGGTGACCAGGGAATCCAGGGTATACAAGGTGTTAAAGGTGACAAAGGTGATAAGGGTGACACTGGAGAACAAGGTATGCAAGGTATTCAAGGAGAACGTGGTGAAAAAGGAGAGCAAGGAGAAAGAGGAGAACGTGGATATCAAGGTGTAACTGGAGAAAAAGGTGATAAGGGAGATAAAGGAGATACAGGAAACACAGGTGCTACAGGACCAACAGGAAACGGAATTGTTGGTGTAGAAAAGACAGGTACTGCTGGTCTAGTAGATACATACACGATAACTTATGACAACGGAGATACCGATACTTTTGACGTAACAAACGGGGCTGATGGAAATGTAACAGATGTTCAAGTAGAAGGAACTTCTGTAGTAGATAATGGTGTAGCAAATATCGTAGGACTTGCTACTCAAGAAGAATTAGATAGATATAAGACAATCTATAATGTATTACCTAAAGTAGAAGGTAATGGAGAAAGCATAACCCTATCTAACACAGGAGAAAGCATATTAAAACTAAACCCTAAAGGACAATGTAAACAAGATACTACAACAGGAAAGAACTTAATGCCATTTACAAATCAAGATTTTACTTTAAAAAATGTAAGATATTATGTTGAAAATGGTAATTTATATCTAAATGGAACAAGTACAGGTGAAACAAGTTCAGCAGATAGTGCTTTTAAAACAAACTTTAGTTTTACATTACCTGCAGGAACATATACAATTTCACATAAAGTAGGTATTACTGCTTGTTTCTTATACAAGTATGATGACAACACTTCAATATTAACTTTAGGGACTAATACAACAAGTCAAACATTTACATTAGAAAGTGAAACAAAGTTATTTATAGGTTTTTATATCTATCAACAAAGTTTTGCTAACATAAATACTGAAATAATGATTTCAACAAGTGGTGGAGATTATGAGCCATATACAGGAGGACAACCTAGTCCATCACCAGACTTTCCACAACAAATACACGAAGTTAGTGGAGATAATACAATAAGCATTACAGGAAAGAATTTAGCAAATTATTTAGATATACCTAATGCACCTGCGTGGGCACCATATCCAACAAATTCAAAATATATAGAATTGACTTTAAAACCTAATACAAGTTATACAATGAGTTCAAATGTTCCTTTAGGTGGTTCAACATTAATATATTTTAATGGGACTTCAAGTGATGCAAATGGCATTTATTTAAATCATAGTAGAACACAAACAACTGATAGTAATGGTAAAATATTTTATGCTTTATTTATAAATAGAGATTATTATAATGATGTTGTTAGTGGGAAGTATTGGATAATGCTAAATGAAGGCTCAACTGCTACAACCTATGAGCCATACAATGAAGATACATATGAATTAAATTTAGGCAATATAAAAATGCGTGGTATAGGAACTTATGAAGATTACTTTGTAAGGAATAGTGGGAAGAATTTATTTGATGAAAGTTTACTTACAGGAATAACAATGAATGGA